ATGGCTTTATTAACAGAGTATCACTGCCACATACTACCCGGAATCGATGACGGATCGGACAGCGCAGAGACCTCTCTGCAAATGGTGGAGATGATGAAAAACCAGGGCGTACAGCGTATCTGTGCTACACCGCATTTCTATGCACACAGGGAGAAGTCTGTAGCTGAGTATCTGAAAAAGCGGCAGGCGGCATTTGAGCAGATACAGGGACATACGGCTGTCACCGACATTCATCTTGGCGCAGAAGTCGCCATTGAACACGGCATTTCCGAATTACCGGACATTGAAAAATTGGCAATACAGGGGACAAGGATCATCCTGTTAGAACTTCCGTACCGTCCATACGAAAAATGGATGAGTGAGGAGATCTACAATATCGCAGCAGAATTCAAACTGAAAGTGATGCTGGCACACGTTCACCGCTACCTTCCGTATTACAGCAAGGAAGAGCTGGAAACGGTCCTGCACTGCAATGCGATCTATCAGATCAACAATGAAGCTTTTGCAAGCTGGAAGGAAAAGAGATTCGCCAAAAAGGTCATGGCAGAACATACACATTTTGCGTTTGGCTCTGATGCGCATAATACATCATCACGCAAGCCAAACTGGGATCTGCTGCAAAAGAAGGTAAAAGGACCCGACATTGCTGTCTCGGATTCCACGTTTGAAAAGTACAGCATATAACGGGTATGAAATACTGTCTCAAGCCAGAAAGGAGGTCGATCATCTTGGCCAAGAATGGTAACCAAACCAATCGCACTGCCAGTACTAAGAAAAAGAAGGTGAACAAGGATCTTGTCATCCGTGCAAGAGTGACCGCTGAGGAGCGGGAGCTTTTTGAGAAGAAAGCGGAAGAACGTGGCTTCAGTACAGTGAGTGAGATGATTCGTTCACTGATAGCGGACACAGATGATTCTGGTAACACAACGAAATAAAATGCCCATACAGGGGTTGCACCTACAAACGAAAGCCCCAGCAATTATTTGAAAGTGTCCAAAATCCGCCCATTTCCGTGACGAAACTAATCTGCACTTTTCACCGTATCTACGGCATTTTCTGCACTTTCAGCACTATCAAATAAAAGACGGTTGCACGATACAAATAAAAGCCTTGCAATCATTTGAAGGTGTGATAACTCCGGCAGCGTGGGCATCCGATAGCTAAACGGTCGCTTTCGCTCCATCCCATAACAAAAAGCAAGGTCAACTACCGAAAATGTCGCAATTCTGCGTGTTTTTCGGCGGTTGACCTTTCATTTTATTGTATTCAATAGGGAGTCTAAGCATCGATCTTGCCGTCTTCACAATCCTTAATCATACGATTCAGTTCTTCACGGTTGTACATCTTTCTGCCGCTTTTTCCGTGATCACCGTACACTCCGACAAACTCCATTTCCGGATCTGAGTTTATCAGTCTTTCGTAATACTCGCATTGGACTTCAAATGAGCCGTCCTGAGTATCACTTGCTGTGCTTACGCGGCAGTATGCACACGCTCGTATTTTCTTGTTTTCCATAAATACCTCCTATCTGACCACCGTCTTCTGCGGTCATCATATATTGGCATAAAACAGCATACATAGCAAGTCTTTTCAGCAATTATTTTAAGACCACAGGGGGGTATTTATTTCTTATGTAAACAGAGGGATGTTTCCCTCCGTTCAGAGTGATCACTCCTTGACAAAAGTACCCTTGTAGGTGTCGTTGCCAATCTTGATAGTTGCTGTTACAGTACTTTCGGTCTTGGGCGCATCAGCAACCTGCACAGGTACAGGAGCATTTCCCCAGCCGTTCAGCCCCTTGCCCTTGATAGTAGTCGGGAAATCCTTGTAGCAGATATCCAGATCGACATTGCTGTTGATACCTGCAACCTTGCCTTTTTCACTGTGCTGCCAGATGCCGTATGCACCGCTGTAATTGGTCTGATCGACCCAATGTGCCAACCAGATCGTGTACCAGGACTTGATATCATCGGCTGTATGCGTTGTGAGAGACGAAGCAGAGCCGTACAGACCGACAAAATAGCCTGCACCCTCAACCTTTTTGAGGAACGCACGCATGATCGCGGAGACCGATTCCTTGCCGAGGTCGAACTGCTTCTTTTCCTCAAGGTCGAAATAGACGGGCATCTCGAACTGCTTTCCTTTGATAACAGAAAGGAACACATCGGCTTCCAGTTCCGCTTCCTCCGGAGTCATGGCGTAGGAGTACCAGTATGCGCCGACCGGAACGCCAGCGGCCTTTGCGCCTGCGTAGTTCTGCTCAAACTTCTCATCCTTCTGCTTTTCCAGCTTGCCGTAGCCGGCTCTCAGGATGGCAAAGTCGATGCCGTCTGCTTTGACCTTACCCCAGTCGATATCGCCGTTGTGTACACTTACATCAATGCCCTTCATATCCTCACCCCCGAAATACTTGTAGAAATCATCGGTCACAGAGCTGTTGCCGTGGACTTCATCGCCGTACCACTTCTTGCCGGAACGGACATCAACATGTGTATACTGATATGCAGCTGTGATGTTTGCGATACCGCTGAAACCGATATCCTGCGCCTTGCAGCAGACAGTTTTAGAGGAAATTGGCTGTCCGTCCTGCCCGTAACAGCAGATATCTGCCGCATTGCCGAGTGTATGCTGTCCGGTACCGCTGCCCTTAACAGCCTTATCGTGCGCAGAACATCTGAAGCCGGAAGTCACAATGATCTTGGAGCAGTTCAGGGCGGTATAGAGCTGTTCGAGCTTTTTCACAAGCTCATCGCTGACCTCAAACTCATGCTCTTTCCCGCACTTGCAGCGGAACTCTTTTGCATTAAAATGCGGGGAAAGCTGTGTGGTATCCGAATACTCATATTTCTTGTTCATTTTCTTTTCCTTTCTGCGTAAAATCGCTGATTACGGCTTGACAAAAACGCTATACTAATGCTATAATGAGAAAAAACACGGAGGTGCATGAACAATGCCAAGAAAACCTGCAAACCCGAAAACCGATGCTGTAAAGAAAACGACACGTAAGAAGAAAGTTGAAGATGCAGTCGCTGAGGCTGCTGTTGCAGAAACTCCTGCTGTTGCTGATGCACCGGCTGCTGAGAAGCCTGTCAAAAAGAGAGGCAGAAAGCCTGCTGTAAAAAAGCCTGAGCCTGAAAAGCATGATATCGTAAAGGTTGCTACGCTTGCGCCCGGCGAACTGAAAGAGCTTATCAATGCTCCTGCACCTACAACACCGTTCCCGGCATCCGATGATCCGTCAAAGGATATCATTCAGACTACACGCAAGCCGAGAGCGAAAAAGGCGGACAAAAAGGCAGAGCCTGTTCTTTCCACACTTGTTCAGGTCGGAGATGCAGAGTACGATATCACGGATATCGCTGCAAAGGCATATAAGGCATACAAGTCCACGCATAAGCGGAAGGCTGTAACAGAATTCCGTGTTTATGTCAAGCCCGAAGAGGGAGTGGCATACTTCACTGTAAACGGTGAAGGTTCACCTGATTTCAAGATCAATCTTTAATACACCATCTCCTTTATAATGCAGTCGAGCGATCGGCTGCATTACTTTTTTCCGTCTTCAAGATCATCGATCATTTCCTGAATATCATCGTCAATGTGCTGCGCTCTCTTTTGAAGCACCTCGATAGCTTTCTTAATAGCAGGCGGATACGGGATTCCCATGAGACTGGTGTTTTCAATAATAGAAAGCAGTTCATTGACACAGAAGCCAATGCAGGTCGCATCCCGGATATATGTGGTGCCGATCATAATGTCCATGCGGACAGCCACAACCACCATGAGCAGAATGCAAAACTTCTTTGCAAGACCGACCCAGCCCGCCTTTGAACTCAGCCTGCCGGTCTTGCTGTGCTTGCTTCTGCCCATAGATGCGGTGATCAGTCCGGTTGTGAAGTCGATCGCCATGAAAATGAGAAGTGTTGCCAATGCTGAATCCCACCCTCCGAGCAGTGCCGCAAAAAAGCCGCCGATCACCCCGGCGGCAGTACAGATATTTTCTTTCATTCAATCATCCTTTCAAATTGTCACATCTACAACCTTCACAGCGCGGATCATCGGACTGGTATTGTCGGTGATCGCTTTCCATGCAAGGTAATACTCTCCCGAAGGAATGTTACTGCACTCATGCAGTACATTGACATAGTTGCCCACAGTGCCGAGCCAGCCGAACGGAACAGAAAGAGCACTGTGATTCCGGATAGCCTCATAGATATACCTTGCAGTTTCTGCCGAAGAAAGACCGGCGTTATTTTTCGGAACAAGCCACATCTCACCGATATCCGTAGCACCCGACTTATAGCTCAGCATGATCTTGTTAGAAGAGCTGATGTGAACAGGCTCCACACACATCGTGTAAATGGTCTGCCCCCAGTTGAAGTCCGGCTGATTGTAGTAGATCGCATAGCCGTTCTCTTCGCAGCAGAAATGCTGATAGGATTCTGTGAAGCCTGCAAGGGAGCGATAGCCGTCGTTATAGAAGGTGTAGACCTTTTCGCCGTAATCATGGAGCGCGTCAATGGAAGCCCTGAACAGCGTGACATCCGGCTTTGTCTGCGGGATCTGTAGCACCTTCGGTACGAGTGAGTTCAGCTTTTCAGATTCCGAAGCCTGTACGCCCATTGCCACAAGATTTCGGGCTAAAGAATCCCTCTGCTCATCGAGAGCAGTCAGATAGTTTCCGATACTCATTCGCTCACCTCCACAATATCAGCCAGTGCGGTCTCAACGCCTGAGAGGGCTTCCTCAACAGCAGAAAGCCTTGAGAGAATATCCGAAATACTCGTCCTGCACCCCTGCATATCATAGAGGATCTCAGTTTTGAAACGCTCGAATACACCCTCATTGACACCCACACGCTCAGTCAGATTCATGGCAGTAGTGTATGCCTCGTTCCAGCGTGTGACATGGGATTCCGTGATGCCGTTGAGCGTCGTAAGGTTGTGATGCCAGTGCGCCTGTCCGACAACAGTACTGATGGATGCGATATCGTCAAGCATTTCCTGCGTGATACCGTCCAGTACTGCCTTATTGGTATGCGAGTGCGCCTGCGCAGATACCTCGCTCAGTCCGGTTGACAGTCCGTGCAGAGCGCTTGCGGTTGAAGCCTGAAAAGCAGCCTGATCACGCATATACTGTTCTGTGATGGTATCCAGTACATCCTTGTTGTTATGTGTATGCGCAGCTGTGCTAATAGGAAGCAGAGCCTCGCGGATATCATGAATATCATAATTCGTGGCATCTTCAAACTGCTGTAAGCCCTGCAGGTCAGCAAGGAGTGCCGCTGTCAGAGCGTTCAGTACATCAAGATTCGCATGGCTGTGCGTACTCGGTCTGAGGTTTTCCACGGCTTCGTTCAATGTCTGAATCTCGTACTGCGTCCTGTCCTCAAACTGCTGTAAACCGGAAAGGTCAGAGAACAATTCCGGTGTGATGCTGTCGAGCGTTACCTTGTTATCGTGGCTGTGTGCCTCTTCTGCAATGGGTGCGATCTCACGCTCGATGATCGTTGTGACTTCAGAGGTTTTCGGATACTCCGACATATCCGGTGTAATACCGTCTTTGCCTTTCAGACTTTCCAACCATTCCTCCTCCGTGCCGACATAGCCGTGCTCCACAGCGATCTCATAGGCACTTTTGCCGTCCAGTCCATGCTCTGCATCCTCGATACGCTTCAGGAGCTGCGTATACAGATCAGGTGTTGGCGGGATGGGCGGATCATCACCCTCAAAGCCGGATTCACGGATATTCAGCGTAACCGGAACAGTTGTTGCTCTCACGGTCGTATCCGATTCCGTATCATAGCCGAATACTGCCATTTTCACCGCACCCGCGTGAAGCTCCGCCGGCAGATACAAAGCCGTTCCCTCTGTGCCGAGTACAACGGAATACACCTCATCGCACTGCGAGAACTGAACGACCTTGTGAAAACGCTTCCAGTCTCCGTCAAATGTGAATTTGAACTGCACATACTGGATCTGGTGGTCTGCGAGGATTTCTCGCTCCACAATTTCAATGCTCTGGTTCTTTACAAGAAATTTCCACATTATTCTTCACCAACTTTCCACTCATGATTCTCTGCATCCCATTCCATAAATCCGTCAAGGCACTGGATTCGAGTCAAGCCGGAACGTGTGGATTCCATACCGCCCTTGCCGTCCCAGTTGTTCTGCTTTGTGATTGCTGCCCAATCCGCAAGACTGCCTTCGTAAGTGATCGTTTCAAGTGCGCCGCAGTAATTGAAGCAGTGTTCACCGATTGTTGTGACCGTGTGCGCCATTGTAAAGCTCGTGAGAGCTGTGCAGTTAACGAACATAAAGCCGCCGATCACGGAGCCTTCATATCGGACTGATGTCAGCCGCGTACAACCACGGCAAGCATACTTTCCAACCGTCGCTACATTATGAGGAACTGTGAGAGAAGTAAGAGCAGCACCCCAGAAAGCACCACCGCCGATTGTTGTAACGGCATCGGGAATTGTAATGCTGTTCAGCTTTCCGGCGGCACTCGGATATTCATCCGCAGGCATAAATGCACCGCTGCCGATCGAGGTGAGTGATGTCGGGAGAGATACAGATTCCAGATTCAGACAGCGTTCAAAGGCATCCTCACCAACGGTTGTAATGCCTTCGGAAACAACAACTGATTTCACTGCATCGTTCCTGTAGAACGGTGAGCGATTCGATTCAATGTCGTAGTCATACATTGCGCCCGTACCCTTCACAAGCACCTTTCCGCCGGAATAGAGCGCATTGTACGCATTTTCACCGCACTGCCCGGCAGCAACAATATCTCCGATATCTTCGACTTCCGCTTCAAGTTCATCCACCTTATTGGTCAGCTCGGCAATGGTCTCGTTGTTTTCCTGCACCTCTGCGATAAGCTGTGCCATCTGCGCCATAAGGTCAGTGACCTTGCATTTGCCGAGGATACACTTGCAGTAACCGCAGACATTGCTGTCCTCGCGATAATCAAACCAATCGTTTTCTGTAATACGAGAAGCTCCCGGATTCATGCGTACAGCATACATCAGTAGACGAACATGCTCTTCATCCTGTGGGATAGTCGGAAGCTGTGGGTTCTCAGCCGGAGTGCCGGGGAAAAGTCTCAGCGAAACACTACGGACGGATTCTGTGGTATCAAGATAGATTGCAATACCGACATATCTCGGCAAGGACTCGTCCTGATACGACGTGAGATCGATCACATACCGTGAATCGTTGATAAAATAGTGTCCGTTGATCCACGCTTTACCGGTTCCGAGAACCACACCGAGACCGCTGTTTGCCGCTGTTAGCTTGAAGTTCTGACCGTAGGTATCAAGGATACCGTTGCAGATGATACTGGACAGATATGCTGTGAAGTCCTCCGCCGTATAGGTGCGGTCAAGACCTTTTGAATTGAAAAATCCGCTTGAAAAAGCCATAATGTCATTCCTTTCTGAATGTCGGTGTCAGGCTTCTGCCGTTCCGGTCAAACGCTTCTATCATGCCGATAAGCTGCACTTTCGGCTGAATCATTCCGAAACGCTTATGCTCGACAGTCACATAGTCACCGACGAAATAGTCACGGTTGTAGACATACTGCGTGCTATCCGCTGCGATCTCCGATTCCGATGCGGTTTTCGGATCGACCAGCTTTTCCGAGCCTCTTGTCTTCAGCAACGCTATATACTGCTCCTCCGGAATCGGCACAGTCTCGCCCTCGACCTGTTCCTCCTCTGAGATATCCTTCGCATCCACATATAGTTCGTAGCGTTCGAGATAGGTCGGCTCATTATCCACACAATATGTGGTATGTTTTCGCTCCGAACCCTCGCCGTGACCGTAGATGTAGGCGAAGTTGCGAGTAACAGCAGAATCTGAAGCATATGAGAATGACAACAGATTGCTGTAGGCATCGGAGAATATAATGTGCGGATTCTCTTCCTGCAATAGACTGCGGTCTGTGCCTTCTGCGAGATCAAGCACCATTTTGTAGGTTTCGCCAACATCCTTCACAAGCCGGATATTTGCAGTACCGCCGATTTTCTCACAGATGGTGTATACCCATTCCATGAGATTTTCATAGGATACCTGCAGCGTTGCGGTTTGTTCCCAGCAAGCCCCCGATACTGAGCCAAGTGATAAGCCGGGAATGCGACGGTTATCATTGAGGAGCGTATTCTGCCTGACAATATCATGCACAATTTCGCTGTATGCCTTCTGCGCCGTGACATTATATGTCGGGTGAATGATGCGGCGCTCCAGCAGGCACATGAGGAAACGCCCCCTCACCGTGAGGTAGTCGCCGTTTTCGGCATCAGTGTCTATCTGCACCGACTCAATAATGCCGAAATGCTGACTGTCGTCATCCCTGCCGACAATTCGCCCTGTCTGAAAAATCGAAAGATTCTCGGGATTGGCGGCGATATACACCTCAAAGCTGCCGCACTGATAATATTCAATATCCCACAGAAGGGAGGAAAAGCTGTCGCACACTGCTTCGAGGGTGATAATCAGGCTGTCCTCCACAGCATCCATTCTGTAAACTTCAATCTGCATATATCACACCCCCAGATAAGCGTTTGTGTGTACGATGGTCACTCTCAGATTTTGCAGTCCGGTACCGCGCAGATAAAACCGGTTCCTGCCTTCACGCAGCGTCAGCCAGGTTGAGCCGGACACTAGCCGATTGATGATATTGGTTTTCACACCGCCTCGGTCGAGCGTGACCGTCTTATGACCTGTCTTTGTGGTGACAGTAATGATATCGCCTGCGAGAATATCGCCCGTGATCTGCAAATATTCGTCCGTATCGGCGTTGTAGAGCGTGGGAGAACGGACATCGGCGAGGGCTTCGATCTGCAAGGTAAACCCGATCTCGTCACCGTCATTTATGATTTCCATGATATTTTGCGTATTGAATTTGCCCAGTACAAAGGGCTCCGGATTGCTTTCAGTCGGGAACGGAAATGTGAATGCGCCGGTGATCTGGCTGTAATATGCCATGACGGATTCCGTGGAGTACCAGTAGATATCCGGACACAGAATAGAAATCTGACCAGTGACAAGCTGCTCGAAGTTAGCCACTTCACAGGTCTCCACATAGCCCTCAGTGAAAACGTCTATACCTGCGGTTTTGTAGTAGACCTTGATGTAGCGGGAGGGCTTTACCACCTTGTAAAGCTGATGACGGCGATTTTCTACGCCAACACCTCGCATCTCAAAGGAAATGACTACATTCCGCTTCTCTATGAAGGCGTTGTTGAGGTAACTGCCGTCCATGCCTGCGTAGGAGGAGGTGCTGATCGTTCCGGGCGGAGGCGACAAGCCCTCGACCTTTGCTGTCATATACTGGTTGGCGGTCGTGGTCATGTCAACACGATCACCATTGGCATTTTCAAGGATAAGTTTGAAAAACATGGTTGCACCCCCTTTACTTATTCGGACCGGATATGCTATAATAGAAAAAATGAGAGGAGGCTCTCTGCGCTAAATCGTAGTTTATCAAGCTATCTGCTAAAGAAAGGAGGAGGCAGTGACTATGATTGAGATTTCCTATCTACAGATGTTTATTTTTATAACTCTCATTTGGATACTTGTGCGATTCATAATTGCGATCAGATTCAAGAAGTTTTCGGTAAAACGCGAACTACAGATGCTTCTTGTCTATATATGCCTTGTAGTTATTGCAAGATTTGTATACTTTCCGTTACATTTTATTAATGGAAAAATAGGTACACTAACAATTGGATTTTCAAAGACACCGTTTAACATGATAAGCTTAATCCCGTTCTATTTTCTCTTTGACAGATATGATGGATGGCTTATCAATATTTTCGGGAACATAGCAATGTTTATACCTGTAGGAATAGTGTGGCCTATCTGTTTTCGCAAGCTTGATAATATCAAAAAAACTGTATTCGCAGGGATTTGTTTTATTATCTTTATTGAGTTGTCCCAATTGCTATGTCCCACAAGGCATACAGATATTGATGACATAATATTAAATACGAGCGGTGTTATGATTGGGGCGTGTGTCATATTTGCTATACGAAAAGCTGCAAATACTGATATATCGCGGCAATAGGGCAAGCATAAAGCCCACCCCATTACACATTCAGCGCGTTCCGCGTCTGACGATAAATCTCCAGCCGTGACAGCGATTTCGGACTATTATTGGTCTGATTCACTGTACGGCTGTTGTCGTTATTGTAGTTGTTTACAACTGTCGTACCGCCTGTGCCTGCCATTGCGCCGGTCACACCGGACATATCCACATTGAAATCGGAGTTCATAGCAATGGTCATAGCATCTGCAACACCGGAGATCGCTTTCTCGACATATTTCTTGCTCTTGTTGATACCCTGTGCAAGTCCCTTCATGAAGTCCGGCATCCAGCTTTCAAATTCCGTCAGAGGTCCCTTGTCCGGGACGGAGAAATGCAGATAATCACTGATTGCTCGCGCTACATCCGCAACTGTATTGATGAGATTGCCGAGCATATAGTTCAGACCGTTGATAAGGTTCTGCATGAGGTCTCGTCCCCACGACCACGAGCTGTTGACTTTGTCCATGACAGCATCATAGACAGCCCTCATTGCATTTGTGACCGCATCACGAACGCCGCCGAGCCTATCGCCGATGCCGTTTTTGATGTTGTCCCAGATCGACAGCACAGCGTCCTTGACCTGATTCATCGGGTTCCGGACAATATCCGGCATGGCATTCCAGATCGTCTGCACCACGGATTTAATACCGTTTAGGGCTGTATTCACTACATCTTTCACAGCATTCCAAGTTGTCGAGATCACGTTTTTGATGTCAAGCTGTCCGGTATTGATGAGCGTTTTCATCGCTGTCCAGACCGCAGTCACGATCTTTTTGATACCGTTCAATGCGGCCTCAATAACAGATGCAGCAGCTTTCCATGTTGTGGTGATGACCTTTTTGATGCTGTCGAGCGCATTTTCAACCACGGATACAATGGCCTTCCAGCCGCCTGTGATGCCGTTTTTGATCTGTGACATGGTTGCATCAATTGCTGTATTTGCATTTGCCCAGACGTTTTTACAGTATCAAAGACCTGTTCCATGAAGCCCTGCACCGCTGTGACAACATTGGACAGAGCATTTCTGATAACAGTGCTGATCGTTTCTGCAAGATTGCCTGCAAAGCCGTTGACAGCATCGCCGACAACACCTGCGTTCTGGTTGATACCGTCCGCAAGTCCCTGCATGAAGTCAGGCATCCAGCTCTCAAAATCTGCGAGAGGTCCCTCATCTGGTACAGAGAAGTGCAGGAAGGACTTGATCTTATTCGCTACGCCCTTGACCGCATCGGAAACCTTATTGATACAGCTCTTGATGCCATTCACAATTCCGTTGATGATATCCGCGCCCCACTGAAATGCCTGTGAACCGAGGTTTTTGATAAAATTCACCGCAGCGTTGAAGCCGTTGACAATCGTATCCTTGATGGCTGTGATCTTTTCTGTGACCGCCGATTTTACACTGTTCCAGATATTGGAGACAGTGTTTTTTATTGCGTTCATGACCGTGCTGACTGTATTTTTGATGCCGTTCCAGATATTTGTAACTGTATTGCGGATAGTGCTGAGAACTGATGAAATAAAACTGGATATAGCGTTCCACACCGCAGATACGACCGCATGGATCGCATTCAGCGTGTTGGTGATGTGATTTTTGATGCTTTCCCATATAGATGAGATCACAGACCAGATCGCATTGAGAATACCGGAAATAATACCGCTGATAGCATTCCATACGGTTGAGATCACATTGGAAATGGTATCCATTACCGTGCTGACAGTGGTAGAGATTGCGTTCCATACTGTTTCAATCACAGTTTTGATCGCCTCAAGCACGATCGTTACAACAGCCTTGATGTTCTCCCACGCCGTGGTGATCTTTTCGTGAATCCAGTCCATAACACGGGAGATGATCACATGGATCGCTTCAAAAATCGTCTCGAACAGATACCTGAACGCCTCCAGTAGCGGCGAAATGAAGTCGTAAATGGTCTGCCATACAGTCGTGATAACCGACCAGATCGCATTCAGCACCGTGCTGATTGCTGTATGAATCGCGTTCCAAACGACAGTGATAACAGTTTGGATGAGGTTGATTTTTTCAGCGACCGAGTTATAAATCGCAGTCCAGATACCGACAAAGAAATTCTTGATACCGGTCCAGATAGTTGTGAAAAAGTTCTTGATCGCATTGAGGACTGTGCTTACGAAGTTCTTTATACCGTTCCAGATGTTCACAAAGAAGTTCTTGATACTCGTCCATACGCCTACCCAGAAGTCCTTTACTTCACCAAGATCGGTGCCGAAAATACCGCAGATCATATTCAGCGCATTTTTCAGCGTATCCTTGATGAAATTCCATACAGCAGCAAAAATGCCCTTGATACCATCCCATACTCTGCTCCAGTCTCCGGTAAAGATACCGACGAAAATATCCAGAACACTAAGGATGATGTCTGTCACAGCCTTGAAGATATTTGCAATTTGCTGGAACTGCCCCTCGAAGATCGGCTTCAGGAACTTGCAGAGCCCGTCCCATACAGCCTTGATGACCTCGCTGATGTTTTTGAAGTCGAAGCCGAGAGCGTTGATACGGTCAACGATGCCCTGACAGAAGCCGGAAAAGATGCTCTTGATCTGCTTCCAGATCGCAGTGATCTTATTTCGGAAGTCCTCATTCGTGCGCCACAAATGCACAAAAGCCGCTACCAAAGCGGCAATGACCGCAATGACAGCGACTACGGGTGCGGATATACCGCCAATGGCTGCGCCGAAGGATGAAAAGGCGGCTTTTGCGCCTGCGATCATGGAAGGCAGGTTCGCTACAAGCTGCATCAGCTTGCCGATACCGACCATTGTTTTGCCGATAACAAGAAGCAGCGGTCCCAGTGCCGCCGCCACAAGAGCTATTTTCACGATGGTCTCCTTCGTTGCCGGAGACATCGCATTGAATTTATCAATAAGAGCCTGTATACGGGAAACGATAGACCTTATTGCAGGCATCAGGATTTCACCGAAGCTGATGGCAAGCTCCTGAAGCTGTGATTTCAGAATCGTGATCTGACCTGCGAGGTTGTCCTGCATGGTGTCTGCCATGCCTTTTGCAGAGCCCTCACAGCCGTAAATGGCAGTAGAGAGCTTGTTGTAGTCTTCCTCGCTGGCATTGATGATCGCAAGCATACCTGCCATATTCTGTTTACCGAAGATAGCGGCTGCCGCTTGCATCTGCTCTGCCTGTGCAAGACCCTCTGTGGTCGTTGACAGTTCCGCAACGATATCATCGAAATCACGGGCGTTGCCCTCGGCGTCTGTCAGTTCCACATTGACCTTGCCCATTTTCTCACGGAGCATACCCATGATATCTCCGAGCGACCGCATATTGCCGTCTGCATCGGTCATGAGTGTATTTGCCCCGGCGATCTCTTTTGAGACACCTTCCTGTTCTTTGGCAAGCTCCTCTTGTGCACGGGCAAGTTTCAGTTGTGCTTTTTCGTAGTTATTGCTTGCAAGCTGTGCCTGCGAACTACCCTCGCCGTATTTGCTGATCGCATCATTCAGCTTGATCTGTGCATTATCGAGGGAGATCGTCGCATCCTCAACAGCTTGCTCTGCCTTCTCGACCTTCTCAAAGTCGATTTTCTGAATGGTTTCTGTGCTGATAAATCCCAGCTTCTGCATTGCCGCTGCCTGCTGTTTTGTCGGCTTTGTGAGGTTTACAAGAGCGTTTTTCAGACTGTTACCAGCCTGAGAACCCTTGATACCGCTGTTTGCCATCAGGCCGAGGGCGATAGACAAATCTTCCGCAGACGCTCCCATAGAACCGGCGATCGGCGCAACATACTTGAAGGATTCACCCATGAGAGACACATTGGTATTTGCGTTACTCGATGCTGCTGCAAGGATATCTGCGAAGTGTGCAGAATCATCTGCGCTCATACCGAGCGCCGTCAGAGCGTCCGTAACAATATCCGATGTCGTTGCAAGGTCTTCACCGGAAGCTGCAGCGAGGTTCATAATACCCTCGACACCGTTCAGCATATCCTCGGTTTTCCAGCCCGCCATTGCCATATAGTTCATGGCATCAGCGGCTTCCGATGCTGAGAATTTCGTCTGAGAACCCATCTCACGGGCTTTTGCACGCAGCGCCTCTAAGTCCTCACCGGTGGCACCGGATACAGCGGAGACCTTGCTCATGCATGAGGAGCGCAGCCTCGGAATTCCGTCGCTTGCCTACATCCGCACCTGTGAGGAAGGCTACCGGAACTTCGGCTTCGATACCAAGTTTCTCGATGCCGCCTACGAAATCAGCGCAAAGGAGGTACAGCGATGAAAGACCGCAACAACGAGCCGCACATTTGCCCGAAATGCGGGCAGGCGTACACCGCCCGACCAGCACTTTCCCGAGTGGATAACAGCCCGATCTGCCCCGACTGCGGAACGCGTGAGGCGCTTGAAAGCATCGGCGTAGGACGCGAGGAACAGGACAAGATTCTCGGCGTCATCCACGAGAAGTACGAAGGCGAAGAATAAGGCACACAGAGCCGCCACGTTGCAACGTGTGGCGCGGGATGGGTATCCTTGAAACGGTATCCCTTTCGGTAACCCGCCCCCACACAGGGCGCGTGTGCGGCTTTTGTGCGATGTACAATTCAGCGGCATTTCCGCCGCGATGTTTGTCACATTTATTTTGCCGATAATGCTTGATATATCCTCGGTTCAGAGTTAATATGTCACTACCGCAAGAGAAGCGGAATAAACACAAAGGAGCATTCACATGAACATTTTAGTTGTTGAACCGGGCAAGCGCCCCTACGCAAAGGAGATCAGCGGCGACCTTGAAAGCCTGCAGCAGACGGTCGGCGGATACATTCAGGCGATTTACCCCTTCGATGATCCGGTTGCACTGGTGTGCGAGGAGGAAGCCCTCTACCACCCGGAGCAGAAGTGGAACCGCCCGATCAAGGGTTACGGCGTCATCAAGGGCACATTTTTCCTTTGCGGCTTGGGCGAGGATGACTTCACCGACCTGCCGCAGGAGCTGACCGAAAAGTACACGGAGTTCTTCCGGCAGGCATACGATTTCGTACTGGTCGGCAACATCCTGATGCCGATTCCCCTCGGCGAATAACAGAAAAGCGGCGGGTGTAATATACACAACATCCGCCGCACATTTTTCCCGTATCTTCTGTAGTTTTAGCGGCTTGCTATTATGTGCTTTCAGAGTTAATATGGGTACAACGGCAAGGGTAAAGCCCACCGGAATTCAAAACACGGAGGACAAGAACATGACCAAGAAGCAGAGAATCGAGGAGAAGATCAAAATGCTGGAGAACGGCATCACCACCACCGAGCAGATGACCGATGAGGATTGCGCAGAGATCTACGGCATCCCGAAGGAGACCTGCCTGACCAACCTCCAGACAGCCCTCGGCAAGGCAAAGGCGGAGCTGCGAATGGCGCATCTCGACAGCCTGACCGGAGTGGACAAGGTCATCACCGGCATTGCCTTCTCCCACATCATCAGCGTGGAACAGCGGGGCGACCTCGAAACCCGCATGAGGGACGACGATGACTTCTTCGAGGTCGCCGTCTGGGAGATCAAGGAGGCGCTCACAGCGGCTTACGAGGCGGGACGCAAGAGCAAATAAACCAGCGGGCAGCCCTTCTGCGGAGGGGCTGCCGAACCTCATACAGGCGGCATATAATACACAACACCTGCCGAACATTTTCCCCGTATCTTCTGTACATTTAGCGGCTTGCTATTATTCGCATTCAGAGTTAATATGTACACAACGGAAGGGCAAAGCCCACCGAAACAACGAAAAGCGGAGGAAAAAACAATGATCAGTTACGGATTGGCAAAGGCAAGAGCAATGGCAGGCAGAGACGACTGGAACGAGTGCGAGGCAATCAAGAGCGCGACGATCCTTTGGTACGACACCGAGGAGGAAGCCTACGAAATGGAGATCGAGAACGAGGACGACCTCAACGCAGAGGACTTCAGGGCTTGGGTTGAGGAGAACGCCGACAGCCTTGCGCAGGAGGACGCCGCCGCAAACGGCACGACCTTCGAGGGCATCGAGGAGATTGAGTATGAAACCGAATGGATCGACGACGACGCCCTTTTCGAGGCAGAGTACGCAGACGCCTGCGAAAGCGAATGGGAATGGATGACCGGCAGATGAACCGGTCGCCCCACCAGGGCGGCACACGCCCCCCTGTGGCGGGGATGCAGGAAGGAACGCATACGTATGCCCCTGCACTGCAAGCCCTACACAACGCAGCTGTGCGCGTTTGTGGGCAAGGCATAATATGTACAATTCCTGCGAAAATAAGCCTTTTCTGATCTGTTATTTTACCATCTTGATATATCGAGCGAAAAGATTTACTATGTGTACAACGGAACGGGGTGCGGGTGTCCGGTGAACACCTCTGCGAAGCAGAAGCACCGACCGAGGCGACAGCCGAGACCCCGCACCGAATACACAAAACGGAGGAATCCACCATGAAAAACATCACGAAGAAGGAACTGAACCGCATCGCCAAGAAGTACGGCTACGATCCGCAGTACCTTGAGGATCAGGTTCTCGACTGGGAGAGCGACGGCATCCGGGTGGATGCACAAGACCTCGAAGACTTCTGCGCAAACGGCGACATCTGAAACAGAACAGCCCTTCCGGAGGACGGAGGGGCTGCTGTCATAATTAGGTTGATATATCAGGTTTCTATTTGGAAATGTGCGCTCCTGTTTTGGAAATATATTCCATGATATTATCTGCATAAAACTCCCCATCTTCGCCAACGTATTCGTAGAGATGAATTTTTCCATCAGGATTCATGACGTAATAACCGCCTGCGCCATTGCCTGCAAAAGCAAGACCTTCAATTCCATATAATTCACGTAATTCTTTCGATGCTGAAGACATACCATCAAAGCTTTCTATGATGAATCCAATGGAAAATGGTTTACCGCTATCAACATTCGGAAGCGACATCAATTCAAGAACACCATTGCTAATCTTTAATACCTCAAACAAAGTAGCTGGCAGCATTTTTTCAGCAAGAGGATACTGTTCTTCATCAAGCGGCGGACACAATTGACACAAATCGCCGTATGTTTGTTGTATCATGTGAATGATTTCATTCATACGAATTCCTCCATATATTATGGTTGAAAGCAGAAACCTCCGCCTTCTTTTATCACAGTTTATTCTTCGACGACGGAGTTATTCAGCAATTCGATAAAGGCTTCGATGCTGTCTGCGATAAGATCAGGTTCTTCGAGGCTGTCTGGATCATCCGGAATCACAAACCACACTCTATGATCTTTGCTGCTCCAATAAAATGTCGCACCACCACGATCATAGGCAAATGGATACCAGTCAGCAGGGATATATTTATTCATTGGTTCTTCACGGTCATGATCTGCTTTAAATTCAAAATCACATTTTGCTTCTCCCAATTCGTACATACACCATACTTCAGCGGTATCGTCCGGATCTCCGTTGACCGGTACAAAACATTCTTTCAGTTTTCCACCGTTTGTTCGGGCATATAGTTCCTTCAGGATATCGGGAAAGGTAATGCCGTACTTCTTCTCAAGGCAGGCAATTCGCTCTGCGCTTTTCTCTCTGTTGTCGATTTCTTCCATTAAGAATTTGAACATGGCTGAACCTCCGTTCTCATACACAAATCGATTTGAAGCGGAAATCTCCACTTTTCCCTATTATATCATAAGCCGAATGACAAAGTCAACCAAAAGCATAATGTACACAACAAACCGCGGAATATAGCCCGCAATGATCGTGATTACTCACTATTGCTATATGTCCGAAACAGAGTTATACTGTGTACAACGGAACGGGAAACCGAGCCGAAAATAACGAAAATACGGAGGAAAACATTATGTGGCATGAAGGTGCGATCGGAGTTCCGAAGGGCAACGGAAAGTACACGGTGGTTCGCTACTGGGTGAAAGCCTACGACGAAAGCAGCCAGTACGGAATCGAGGGTGGCAGAATCAGCAAGCTCACGCTGAAGGTCGAAGGCAAGGTCATTTACAACTACGACCGGGGCGAAGATGTTCCGCCCCAGAACGAAGCCGCAGAAATGGCGCTGGCGATACTGATGCATGAGTACAACTAAAGGCAGCAAACATACATAGAAAGGGCTTGCAAATGCAGGCTCTTTTCTTTATGCACATTTTTATAGGAAGGAGTGATGCGGATGGCTCAGAGAGGCAGAAAACCAAAACCCACTGCGATCAAAGAGCTGGAAGGCAATCCGGGCAAGCGTCCGCTGAATGAGGCTGAACCAAAGCCTGTGAAAAAAGCACCGCCCTGTCCGAAGTGGCTGGAGCCCGAAGCAAAAAAGGAATGGCGCAGGCTATCCAAACAGCTTGAAGCGATCGGTGTGCTGACCGAGGTCGATCAGGCGGCATTCGCATCCTATTGTCAGGCATACGCCCGTTGGAAGGAAGCCGAGGAATTCATGACGCAGCACGGCACGATCGTAAAAACAAAATCCGGCTACTGGCAGCAGGTCCCGCAGGTCAGCATTGCGCAGACCTATCTGAAGATCATGAACAAGATCGCAGAACAGTTCGGACTGACTCCGGCAGCAAGAAGCCGTATCACTGCCGGTGCAGATATGAAGGACGCCGCCGTTGACGATATGGATGCACTTCTGGGAGGCGGCTGATGGCAAGAACAGCAAAAGCAAGAGAAAGACCTGCGAATTATCCGAAACTCACCGATTATCAGCCCACCCGCTTCATGCTGCCGGACTCCCATTACGATGCGACAAAAGCGGACAGGGCTGTTCGCTTTATAGAAAACCTCTGCCACACCAAGGGCAGATGGGCGGGCAAACCGTTCTGGCTCTTGCCTTGGCAGGAGCAGATCATCCGTGACATTTTCGGTGTGGTCAAAGAAGATGATACCCGACAATTCCGCACGGCATATGTTGAGATCCCGAAGAAAAACGGAAAATCTGAGCTTGCGGCGGCCATTGCACTGTATCTGCTGTACGCCGACAACGAGCCGTCCGCCGAAGTCTACGGCGCAGCGGCTGACCGACAGCAGGCTTCTATCGTTTTTGACGTTGCAAAGCGTATGGTGGAAATGACACCGGCGCTCCTGAAACGCTCCAAGATCATGGCG